ATTAAGAAAGGATTCTTTTGGAATATTGTTGGGAAGGATAATATAGTACCTTCTGTCAATAAAATTAATATGTCTTAATTGTACATATTTTTAATAACTATAAAAGGTCGAGGAATTCATAAAGCCGTTTACCATATTAAAAAGGATATACATAATAATAAAATTGATACACAATATTACATTCAATTAGATGTTAAAAAATTTTATCCAAGCGTTGATAATGAAATTTTAAAACAACTTTTAAGAAATAGAATCAAAGATAAAAATCTTATATGGTTATTGGATGAGATTATAGATTCTACAAAGGGCTTGCCAATTGGTAATTTAACTTCTCAAATTTTAGGAAATTTCTATCTATCATTTTTAGATAGATTTATAAAGGAAGAATTAAAGGTTAAATTTTATTATAGATATGCGGACGATCTTGTATTATTTTCTCGTGATAAAAGATCTTTACACGAATTTAAACATAAAATAGAAGAGTATTTAAAAATAAATTTAAATTTACGCATTAAAGAAAATTGGAAGATTTCTAAATTAAAGGAAGGATTGGATTTTATAGGTTATGTTTTCTTTCCTTGTAAAACCATGATAAGAAAATCAATAAAATTAGAATTTATAAGATCATGTAAAAAGCTGAATAATAGAAATTTTAAATTTATAAAGTCTATAAATTCTTATTTAGGTTGGTTAAAACATTGCGATTCAAACACATTGATAACAAGATACATTTCATTTGACGACATGATGCTCATTAAAAATTTATAAAAAACATGAACACAGCACAATCAAATTCAAGACCTGAACAATTTTCCATATATCAAGGAAAGACACAATTCAGGTATAATATAGAAGAAAAAACAAGAATAAATGATAAAGGTGAAGAGGAAACTTATTATGAATATTTATACATAAATTCTAACATTGATATAAATGCTCCAACTATTGTCAAATATTATAATTTAGTCACTGATATAATTTGTAATGAATTTAATACTCCACCTGAAGAATTGGGAATGCTGAGAAAAACTGTAGCAGGATTAATTCTTCAAATAAATTTTATTATGGAACATCTTGGAATAGCATTACCAAATGAATATGAAGACGTTTTTAAAAATGAATATAACGATAAAGTTGAATTAATAAAAACTATGCTTAAAACCGAGTTGGGAATGAATAATATTCCTTCACCATCCTCATCTCCTAATCAGTCATTGACAGAAGAAGAAAGGAATAGAGAACCGAGTGAGGAATATTTATAATGGATATAATTACAGAAATAATATCATTTATTTTAAGACCCGTTGGAAATTTTATATTTTGGTTTTTAACTACTGATGTGTATAAAAATATTAGATTTCCTTTGGATTATTTAGACAACATTTTAGGAGTTAATTAAAAAATATGGCTTATTTAGACGTACATAACGAAATGAAAGTTTGTTTGGTAACTCCTGGATCTGAAGGTTCAGGTGATGTTATACTAAATCAAACTGATTATACAAAAGATGAAAGTGGCAATTCAGTGTCATTAGATGGAAGCGATGGACAGGTTATGCTTCGCATTCCAAAATTTAATTATGCTTACAGTTTTGATAGTGGTGCAAATACACACTCATGGACTGTAGGATTTGGAGATGATGGTATGACTGGTTTGCACCCTTGGTTTACTAAAGAAGGTGTAGAAGTTGATTATAGATATGTTGGGGTATATCCAGCGTCTTTATATGATGATAGTGCTTCATCGTATATTGATGGTGTTGCAAACGATGATAACACATCATTAGTAGATTTGAGTAATGATAAAATAGGTTCTGTAGTTGGTTATAAACCATTTGTAGGATTGAATAGGGCACAATTCAGATCATTAGCATCTAATATTGGAACTGGTTGGTCACAACTTGATTTCTGGGGTTATAACGCTTTGAAATTGTTATACATTACAAAATATGCTAATTTAGATTCACAAACAGTTTTGGGTAGTGGAAACACAAGATTTAATAGTTTTGACTATGATACACAAATTGGAGTAACAGGAAAGGTTTTATCAGTAAATGCGACTGGTCAGAGTACAGTTGGTGGAGATATTGGCGATTATTCTAACACGTTTGGAATTGAAGATTTTTATGGTGGTGTGTGGGGATTTGTAGACGGATGGAATGTTATAGATTTGCAAAATTATTACTGTCAAAATCCTTCGGAATTTGCTGATGACACAACAACCAATTACATATCTATAGGAAGCACAATGCCTGCAACTAATGGGTATCAAGAAACATTTCAAAACAATGTTGCCATGATTCTAAATAGCATTGGATCTTCATCAATGGTAGGATCAGATTACTATTACCAAAATTCTGGAAACAGGGTGGCTATTGTTGGTGGTGAGTCGTCGCGTGGTTTGTTTGCTGGTGCTTTCTCTTTGTCTGTGTATTATTCGTCTTCTAGTCCTAATCGCCGTATTGGCACTCGGGCCTGTTATTAAGGTTAAAAATGTTATGAATATATTAAAAATTTACAAATTTTTAATTAATTTAATAAAAACCAGTAAACAAATTGATAATCAAATGATAAATAAAAAGAAATTTTTTAAAGAAGTTAGAGATTCCCTATTTAATGGAAAATTAAGTCAATCGCAGGTAGATGGAATGGAAGAAATAATTGATTATTGGGTTTCAAAGTATTCTGAAAGACCATTATCACAATTGGCATATATTCTTGCTACATCTTATCACGAAACTGGTAAAAAAATGCAACCGATAAACGAATGGGGCTCTAATTCTTATTTCTTTAAAATGTATGATATTGAAGGAAATAGACCACACGTAGCAAAAGAATTAGGAAATATATTAAAAGGTGATGGAATTAAATTTCGTGGTCGTGGAGATATACAATTGACAGGAAGAAGAAATTACAAATATTGGGGTGAAAAATTAAATTTGAATCTGACCAAAAATCCTGAATTGGTGTTAACTAATAAAATATCTAAACAAATTTTAATAGAAGGTATGATTTTAGGATCATTCACTACAAAAAAACTTGATGATTATATAAATACAGAAAAAACTGATTTTGTAAATGCCAGAAGAATAGTTAATGGTGTTGATAAAGCTGAATTAATAGAATCATACGCAAAAAAATTTTTAAACGCATTAAATGAAAAGTGAGAATAACATCTCACTTTTCATAATTTTTAAATACATCATATTGGTGTATAATTCTCAAATAAATTCTGCGAACTATGGAAATTATTGCTACTATAGGAGTTATCAACTTTATTATTTTGTTTGTCAATAACATTATAGGCTGTTGCGTTGAATAACCGCATTTTTGGTTTGTCAACTCCAGTGATGAAAGTGTTATTTTCGGAAATAGTATTATATCTATTTTTAATCTGTTTCCATAAAAACTCCCCCCTTTCATCCAATTCATCATTTGATGATACCGCAATATATAAATCCGCTGTAAATGGAATTCCAACACTTTCGCTTGTATGATCCATTCCAATATCTGAACTTTTTATCCCATCTCTATTAGTTTGTACAGCAGTCCACCCAACAACATTATTTTCAACAAACAACCGTCTTAATTCCTCAGCAACAGTTTTACCATATTCAAAACTATTGTAATTTTTACCAATGCTCATTGCACCACAAATATTAAGATAATCAACACAAATTACATCTGGTATAAAGTATTTTTTTACTTTCAAATCCTTCAACAATTGTTTGATATGACCAATATGTGCCGCTTTAGGTGGATATTCTTGAATATATAATCTACCAACTGTATCATGTTGAATTCTTTGAATACCGTTCAAAAAATCCTCTTTTTTCATCTGTTCAACATCGTTCAACGGAATGTCCAACAAATTTGCATCTATTCTAGCACCAATAAGTTTTTCAGAAAGTTCAAATGTTATGTAAAGTACATTATAACCTTGTCTCAAATATGATGCAGTCAATGAACACATGATAAGACTTTTACCTGTTCCAGAAGGACTGATAATAATGTTTTCAGTTTTTCTTGGAATTCCATTTTTTCCTATCTTGTTCAAAATATCTATATCACACTTAATTGTATCATAAGAATTGTGATAATAATCAAAACGTTCTTCCGCATCTTTAAAATAATCATGTGCTATATCATTATCAAATGACACCGAAAGGGCCTCTTCAAATAGTGCAGGTATTTTAGAATTTATAAGTTTTGAATCATCATCACTTTCTATAAAATCATTATATATCTTTACAACCTGTGCAAGATTGTTTCTTAGTGCAGATTCTTTAGCCCATTTTTCAGCAGTTTGAAATATATATTCATCTTCGTAATCAAACTTATTAGATTCTATTAATTTTATGATTTTTTTGGCGTGTTCATATTCAGTAACAGACAACGTTTTTATGTCGTCTATTTCAATTTTAAACACATCAACAGAGGGTATTTTGTCGTATTTATTTACATAATCTATAAATATTTTAAAAATTGTTTGTTCCGGTTTACTTTCAAAATACTCTTGTTTTAAAAAAGGATATACTTTCCTTGAAAAATCCTTTCTATTAACAAGTGAAGATAATATTAAAAGGCTTTTATTCATTTACATTTTCTTTTTCTATAATTTCCTTTTCTTCTTTAATGGTCTCATCGGTAAAAATTGATGTTTGGTCACTTCCAACCTTTATAACATTTTCTATAGTTTCTTTAAAATCTGTCTTTTCAAACATAAGATTCCAAAATGTAGAATCATATTCTATTTTTTTCCTATTATCTCCTTCATCCTCAGTCTGAACTCCATTTATATAATATTTGTGACCAGCTTTATGAATATAACCACATTCCAATGCCATATCAAACAGACCAGAATATCTATTGACAGCACCTTTAGACGGTATTGACAACGGGAATGACTGATTTTCTTCTACAAATCTTGATTTATATATTTTTATAACAAAATCCTTTCCACTTTCAAATTCTCCAGTGTTTTTCATTTTCCGTTTAGAAATGACAAATGCCATGTTAGAAGAATATAAAATTCCTCTTCCACCAGATATAACTGTTTTTGAAATGAAATCCATTGTTTCATAAACATGGTTGATAGTTACAAATGGAATATCTCTATCATTGACCATAGGTGTAATCATTCTAAAAATGGATTTATTTACCTTTGCTCTCGTCATATCTTGAACATCCTTTTCAGCTTTTGCATCATCCATTTCCTTTCTCGAAGCGGAGTTTCCTATACTATCAACTAAGAAAAATACTTTATCACCCTTTTCAATTTCATCCAACTGCTTTACAGCATCCTTTTTCAACTGATCAAGGTTCTCGAAATGTGTGATAAACACACGATCCGTATCAATTCCAAACGCCTTTAAGTATTCCTCTGTAAAGGAATGTTCACTATCATAAAGAAATCCTACACCGTCATCATATTTTTCAAGATATGATTTCATCATAAGCAAACCAAGAACTGTTTTAAATGTTCCC